AGATGGTTTGAATGAATTTTATCGTCAGTTTCCTAGAACAACAGAGCATGCATTTAGAGATGAAACAAAAAATAGTATATTTAACTTAGTTAAGATATACGAGCAAATAGATTACAATGAAGGTATTGGAAGTTCAGCTGTTGTTAATACAGGTAATTTTCAATGGGTTAACGGTGTTAAAGATTCAAAAGTAATATTTTATCCAGATCCGAAAGGTAGGTTTAAAATAAGTTGGGTACCACCTGCAAACCTTCAAAATAGAGTAATAGTAAAAAACGGAATAAAATATCCAGGAAATGAACACATGGGCGCCTTTGGTTGCGATAGCTATGATATTAGTGGTACAGTGGATGGTAGAGGATCTAACGGATCTCTTCATGGACTAACCAAGTTTAGTATGGAAGATGCTCCAGCAAACGCTTTCTTTTTAGAATACGTTGCTAGACCTCAGACCGCTGAGATGTTTTTTGAAGATGTGCTAATGGCGTGTGTATTTTATGGTATGCCTATACTAGCAGAGAATAACAAACCAAGACTTCTTTACTATATAAGAAGAAGAGGTTACAGAGGTTTTAGTATGAACAGACCTGACAAGGTTTGGAATAAGCTTTCTGTTGCAGAAAAAGAGATTGGTGGTATACCAAACTCAAGTGAAGATATAAAACAAGCTCACGCCGCTGCTATAGAAATGTATATACAAAGCCATGTTGGTCATTTAGGTGACGGTAGATATGGTAGCTTGTATTTTAATGAAACTTTAAACGATTGGGCAAAGTTTGACATAAATAAAAGAACTAAGTTTGATGCTGCAATAAGTTCTGGTCTAGCTATAATGGCTTGCAACAGACATTTGTACGCGCCTAACGCTAAGGTAGAAAAACCAAAGATAAACTTAAGTATTGCTAAGTATGATAACAAAGGCGGTGCTTCACGAATAATAGAAAATTAAATATGGCTGAATCAATATATAAGAATTATTTCCCTAGTCAAGCTGTTAGTGATTTAGAAAAAATTACTACTGAGTATGGGCTAAAAATAGCTAAGGCCATAGAGAAGGAGTGGTTTGAGTCTAACACGATGGGCAACAATTATTCTAGCAGTAGATATTACAATAATAAAAATACTTTTCACAAACTAAGGCTTTACGCTAGAGGAGAACAAGGTATTCAAAAATATAAAGATGAGCTTTCTATAAATGGTGACTTAAGCTATTTAAACTTAGACTGGAAGCCTGTACCTATAATACCTAAGTTTGTTGATATTGTAGTTAACGGTATGAGTGAAAGAGCTTATGACGTTAAAGCATTTTCACAAGATCCTTACGGAGTAGAAAAAAGAACAGACTATATGCAGCGTATGCTAGACGAAATGCGTACGAAAGATTTTACTAAGTTTTACAAAGAAACTTTTAACGTAGACTTGTCTACAGTTCCAGAAGATAAATTACCAGAAACAGAAGAAGAGTTAGAGCTACACATGCAGTTAACTTACAAGCAAGCTGTTGAGTTGGCAGAAGAACAAGCTATAAATGTTTTACTCCAAGGAAACAACTACGACTTGATTAGAAAAAGAGTTAACTATGACTTAACTGTTTTAGGTATTGGTGCTGTAAAAACAGGTTTTAACAAATCGGAAGGAGCTACAGTAGAGTATGTTGACCCTGCTGATCTAGTTTATTCATACACTGACTCACCTTACTTTGATGATATATACTACGTTGGCGAAGTAAAAGATGTGCCAATCAACGAGCTAGTAAAGCAGTTTCCAGAGCTTAGCGAATCAGATATAAAAGATATATTAAACTCTAACAACCAAACTTCTGGTAGATACTCTAGAAAATATAGCTACGGTAGAGAAACTGACAACAACAAAGTTCAAGTCTTATACTTTAATTATAAGACGTACATGAACAATGTATACAAAGTAAAAGAAACAGCAACTGGCGCTCAGAAAGCAATAGAAAAAGACGATACGTTTAATCCACCAGAAGAAGCACAAGTAAACTTCATGAAACTGCAAAGATCAGTTGAGTGTTTATTTGAAGGAGTATTTATAGTTGGTACAGATAAAATAATATCCTGGAAGAAAGTAGACAACATGATGAGGTCTAAAAGTGACTTCAATAAAGTTAAGATGAATTATTCTATTACTGCTCCAAGGATGTACAATGGTAGAATAGAAAGTTTAGTTGGTCGTATAACAGGCTTTGCTGATATGATACAGCTTACACATTTAAAGCTACAACAAGTTATGTCAAGGCTTATACCAGACGGCATATACTTAGATGCAGATGGTTTAGCTGAAATAGATTTGGGTAACGGAACAAACTACAACGCTCAAGAAGCTTTAAACATGTTCTTTCAAACAGGTTCTGTTATTGGTAGATCAATGAACGAGCTTGGCGAAGGAAACCCTGGTAGAGTTCCAATACAAGAAATATCAAGTGGTAGCGGTGGTGCTAAAATGCAAAGTTTAATTGGTACGTATAACTATTACTTACAAATGATACGTGATACAACCGGTCTTAATGAAGCTCGTGATGGTAGTACTCCAGCAAAAGATGCTTTAGTTGGTGTACAAAAATTAGCGGCAGCTAATTCTAACACGGCGACTAGGCACATATTACAGTCTGGTTTATTCTTAACTAAATCTGTAGCTGAAAGTTTATCGCTTAGAATATCTGATATAATAGAGTTTTCTCCTACTAAAGAAGCTTTCATACAAGCTATTGGTGCTCATAACGTAGGTACTCTGGAAGAAATGTCTAACTTGCACTTGTATGACTTTGGTATATTTATAGAGCTAGCCCCAGATGATGAGGAAAAGCAATTGCTAGAAAACAATATACAACAAGCTTTAGCTCAAAACAGTATAGACTTATCTGACGCTATAGATCTTAGGGATATAAAAAATGTTAGATTAGCTAATCAACTATTGAAAATCAGACGTAAAAAGAAAATGGATGATGACCAGAAGCGTCAACAAGAAAATATAAAAGCACAGTCTGACGCTAACGTTCAAGCACAACAAGCTGCAGCTCAAGCAGAAATACAAAAGCAACAAGCTATAATGCAGATGAACGCGCAAATGGAACAGATAAAAACTGATTCAAAAACAAAGATTATAACTCACGAGGCTAACGTTAAAAAGCAGTTGATGGATCATGAGTTCCAGATAAATATGCAGCTAAAACAAGTAGATCTTGAAACTGTTAGTAAAAAAGAAAAAGAGAAAGAAGATCGTAAAGACGATAGAACTAGAATACAGGCTTCACAACAAAGTGAACTTATAGAGCAAAGAAAAGCAGGTACTCCACCTAAAAACTTTGAGTCATCAGGTAATGATATACTTGGTGGTGGTATGGGTTTGAGTGACTTTGGGCCTAGATAATTATTAACTTATATTTTATATTATGAATGAAAATGAAAACATTGAGGAGACTCAAGACATTGAATCTACTGAGCAAGTAGAACAACCACAAGAAATGGTAGAACAAGAATCGCCAGTATCTTATAAAGATGATGGAACAATTGTTCTTGATATGGACAAACTTAACGAGCTAGAAAATGCCAACGAACAAGCTCAAAAGTCAGTGGAAGCAACACAAGAAACTGCAACTCAAGTTGAAGTTCCTGAAGAAAGCGTAGAGCAAGAGGTAAGCAATACAGTTGAAGAAGCTAATCAAGCTATTGAAACAGCGGAGCAAACTGGACAAGCGTTACCAGAAAACATACAGAAGCTAGTTGACTTTGTTAACGACACTGGTGGAAGCGTAGAAGATTACGTTAAGTTAAATAGAGATTACAACGAAATGGATAATCAAACAGCACTTAACGAATATTATAAAATAACTAAGCCTCACCTAGATGATGAGGAAAGAAGCTTCTTAATGGAAGACACCTTTTCGTTTGACGAAGAGATTGACGAAGAAAGAGAAGTAAGAAAAAAGAAAATAGCCTTAAAAGAGCAGGTTGCAGAGGCTAAAGCCTATTTAGACGGGCAAAAGTCTAAGTATTATGATGAGATTAAAGCTGGATCAAACCTTACTGCAGAGCAGCAAGAAGCGATACAGTTCTTTAATCAGTATAACGAAGATACGGTAGAAGGCGAAAGATTAGCTAGAGAAAGATCAGAGCAGTTTACAACGAAGACTAACAAAGTTTTCAACAACGAGTTCAAAGGTTTTGAATACAACGTTGATGGTAAGAAGCTTAATCTTAAAGTACCTAATGCAAGTGAAGTAGCGAGAAATCAAAGCGACATTAATAATTTTATTGCAAGGTTTTTAAACGAAGACAATAGTATTAACGATGTTGAAGGTTATCACAAAGCTTTATATGCCGCTATGAATCCCGACGTTATCGCAAAGCATTTTTACGAACAAGGTAAAGCTGATGCTATACAAGACACTGTCGCTAAAGCAAAAAATATAAATATGGATGCTAGACGGTCGTATGACAATAACACAGCTGGAGGAATGAAAGTAAAAGCTTTAGATGATAACACCGCTTCGTTCAAATTTAAAAAACGAAATTAATTAACAATTTAAAAACTATTTATTATGGCAATTACTGCAGGTGGTAGTTTGAATAGCGTTCCTGCTGCTCAAAAGCAAACGTTGAACTCAAACTACATCGATTTTACGTCCTCAGCTACTGAAGGCTGGGCACAACAATATTTACCAGATCTAATGGAGAAAGAAGCTGAAGTTTTCGGACCGAGAACTATTTCAGGTTTCTTATCAAAAATTGGAGCTGAAGAGGCTATGACTTCTGATAGAGTTATATGGTCTGAGCAAGGTAGATTACACTTATCTTATAAAGGTAATGTTAACTCAGCGACTGCTGGTGCTAACCCAGGTACTGGTGTAACTAACATTGCACAAATTACTATTGAGTCTGACATTGACGAGACTTCTGGTTTTACAGCTGCTAATCACGGTATTAGAGTTAACGATACTGTTATCGTTGCTAACTCTGACGGTGTTTTCAAATGTTTAGTATCTGTTGTAGCTAGTGAAGTTATTGACGTGCTTCCTTACAGCGCTTCTGCTTTATCAGCTAATACTGCTTCTAAAGGAACTACTATTTTAGTATACGGCTCTGAGTACGGAAAAGGACAGTCTTATGTTACTGCTGCTGGTACTACTAACACTACTGATCAAAGAGGTGCTAACGAGCCTGATTTCAAGACTTTTGTTAACAAGCCAATTATTATGAAAGATTACTACGAAGTATCAGGATCTGATACATCTAGAATTGGTTGGGTTGAGATCACTGGTGAAGAAGGACAATCAGGTTACTTATGGTACTTAAAAGCTGAAGCTGATACAAGAGCTCGTTTTAACGACTACTTAGAAATGGCTATGCTAGAAGGTGAATTTGCTGCTACTTCTTCTGAGGTTCAAGGTTCTACTATCTTACCTGGTAGTACAACTAACGCTGCTGACGATGCTGGTACTGAAGGTTTATTCGCTGCTATCGAATCAAGAGGTAACGAAACTTCTGGTGTTACTGGTGTTAACGCTGCTACTGACTTAGCTGAATTTGATGCTATATTAGCTGAATTTGACAAGCAAGGAGCTATTGAAGAAAACATGTTATTTGTTAACCGCGCTACATCTTTAGCATTTGACGATATGTTAGCTTCTATGAATTCTTATGGTGCTGGTGGTACTTCTTACGGAGTATTCGAAAACGATGAGGATAT